CACAGTGCACTGAGAGACTGGTTGGTGAAGGATTAAGTGGTGTCATCTTATCCGAAGCAGCCAAGCTTAAAGACAAGATTTGGCCGAAATATATACGTCCTACACTCGCTGACTATAACGGCTGGAGTTTCCATAGTTCGACTCCTGAGGGCAAAAATTGGTTCTACGATTTGTGGCAAACAGGACAAGACCCAAGTAATCAAAACTGGCAATCATGGCGTATGCCAGCATGGGTTAACAACTATGTCTATAAGACACCTACCAACGAGGCCCATGTAAGAGCTTTGTTGGATTTGGAGCGGCAGTATCCTAGTGCTTCTATTTTTGATTTAGCTAAAGCTAACAATTTCCAGATCGACACTGAGATTTTGGAGTCCATTAATGACCTCACACCCGAAGCATTCCTCCAAGAAATCGCAGCAGATTTCACCGAATTCGTTGGACGAGTCTTTCGAGAATTCGATGAAGAAACCCACGTCACAGACCTTGAGTTTCACCCCGGCTGGCAAACAGTTGCCGCTGTGGACTATGGCTTCACCAATCCCAACGTATGGCTCCTCATTCAAATCGGACCCTGGGGCGAAATAAACGTTTTAGATGAAGTATATGAACAAGGTTTAGACCCAACAGAATTCGCGCACGTTATCAAGCAGCGGCAGTTAAACCCACCGGGATTACATTTCTTTTACCCTGATCCCGCTTCACCAGGAGATACAAGGGTTCTTGAAAAGGCGCTGGGAATTAAGGCTCGCCCGCATACTGGCGGAGAGCTTAGCATTCGGATTAATCACATTCGTAAGGCTTTACGAACTAGGCGCACTGTTATTGAAGAAAATATCTTTTTGGATGAAGGCTTTGGTTTGCAGCCGCAGACCACTAGGCCGCAGCTTATGTTCGACCGGAAATGTGTTCGTTCTATTTCTGATTTTCTTAACTACCGTTATCCTGAGCGCAAAGAAGAAAGCAGCGTTCCAGGTCAAGAAAAACCTATGAAGAAGGCAGACCATGCACCGGAAGCTCTTGGCAGGATGTTCGCTGGTATATTTGGAGATTATACATCTCCTCATGGTCCACGAGTTGTTAAAGCGGATATGGGCCGCACGCACAAGCGAAAAGTTTCACCAGTAGTGGACAAGGATTTGGCATATCGTAGACCCGCACTGCACGAAAAACTACATTCTCCGTTCCCGCGCATTAATGTGGCAAATAATGAGGATCGGCGTGTCAATACCACCGGGTCGGAAACATAGGGTAAGGTGCATTTATGCCATATATGACGCGGCAGTATATGTCAGCCGAGAAGTTTTTAACCACTCAGGCTGCAACCAATATCGTCAACGGTGACGATCAAGCGCGGGTAAAAGCTTACCAGTTTTACGATGACGCTTATCTTAACAGGCCGGAGACTTTTAAGGTTGTTCTGCGTGGGGATGATGAATCGTCTGAAATCTACATTCCGAGTGCCAAGCGTATTGTTGATGCTACGGCTAGGTTTCTTGCTGTTAACTTTAACTTTGCTATTGATCCTGACAACACTGTAACCGATCAGAATAAGATTGATCAGACTACTACTGCATTCCGTAATTTGTTCAAGCGGGAAAATATCTATTCTAAGTTTATCACGCAGAAGAAATTCGGGCTGAGTCGCGGTGATCAGATTTGGCACGTTACTGCTGACCCGACTAAGCCGCAGGGTTCTCGTTTGAGTATTCATACAATGAATCCCGGCTCTTGGTTTCCCATTGAAGATCCAAACGATTCTAAGCGTATTGTTGGCGTTCATATTGTCGATTTAGTACAAGACCCGCGTGAAAAGGACGCTAAAAAGCAGGTTGCGCGGCGGCAGACTTATAAAAAGACCCAAGATCGTAACGGTAACTGGACTACGCCGATTACCAGCTCTTTAAGTTTGTGGGAAATCGGGACATGGGATGATCGCAACCTCAAGCCCGAAGAAATGAAATTGGTGAAGTGGCTCAAGCAAGAATTTAATCTTCCCAAGACCATTACTGCTTTGCCGATCTATCATATCCCCAACAATCCGCCGGAAGGCTCCACTTATGGGCTAAGCCAGCTTAGCGGTATCGAAACAATCATTAATGGTATTAACCAATCTATTACTGATGAAGATTTGACGCTGGTTATGCAAGGGCTAGGCGTTTACGTTAGTTCTGCGGGACCGCCAACCAACGCGGATGGTACTCCCGGCGAATATCGACTTGGGCCGCGTGATGTTGTTGAAATTAATGAGGGTCAAGACTTCCGGCGTGTTACCGGCGTTCAAAGCACTAGCCCTTATCAAGAGCATATGCGCTTTATGATGGATCAGGCTCAGAATGCTATTGGTATTCCAGATATGGCAACGGGACAGGTTGACGTTGCAGTCGCTCAAAGCGGTATCGCCCTAGCATTGAAGATGGGACCGATTATCGCTGAGAACGCCGAC